AATGCCCCCATTCCATTCCCTGCCTCAACCACCTTCTCCACTTTTACTGTCGTCAGCGTCAGCATATCTCTTAACATTTTACATTAACCTGGCTATTTTATAGTCTGTAAGCATATTTGTAATTTTAAGTGGATAACCCCATTCATCTTTTTCACCATCTGTAAATGTTTCACGGAATGGCCCAAGGGAATGGCTTTTAATATTCGCAGCAGACTTTTCTCTAATGTCATAATCATATGCTACCATTAAAGCAGCAATTTGCTGAACAGGCCCAGGCCATTTTACGACTGATGCCAGGATACTCCGCCCGGATAACTCAGCCACCACCGTTGCCCCGGTTGCCAAGGTTAAAGTTTTATTACTAACGGTACTTATGGTGTAATACCCATCGTTTCGATAACTATTATAAATCATACAATCATCGTTAGCTAAAAAGTTGTAATTTACCCAATTATTATTGGCCACAATGGTTCTGGCAGTAGCATTAAATGTCATAGCATCCTGAAGGCTTAAATCTGTTAAAAAATAATTGTTTGTCATTAACACAATTCTGTCTTGTATAATAGGAATAAGCTCAGAAGAAGTTATTGTGGCTGCTGATGCTGTAATATTTGATAAAATTGTTACTTGCGTTGCTGTAACAATCATTTCAAAGCCTCCTCTTCCATTCGCTTTTTAACCCAATATATTTTTTTAGCTTCACTTACTTTCTTTCTTTGCTCTTCAGTTAAGTGCCTTCCAAGCATATAGCCTTTATGCCCTAATTGAGATTCACTCATTTTTCTTTTTGTTTCTTCTGTATGAAGCATTCCAGTTCTGCTTTTATTCCCAATACTTGATTGCCTTATTTTATTTTTATGCTCTTCAGAAAAAACCTTACCAGATAAAGATTCACTTATTTTCCTTTTATGATCTTCTGTAAGAAGATTGCTGTGTTTTCCTTTATTTGATCGTCCAATTTTTTTACACCACTCGGCGGCATGTTTAACTTTTTTCAACGATTCGCTTAATTTAGCTTTTGACTCATCAGACATAGGAGGCTTATTCAAAGCAGATTGCCTTTGTTTTTCTCTTGTCTCCTCTGAAGCTTTTCTCCCTTTGTTAAATGCCACCCCACCGTAGGACAAATTATACCCAACTTCTGGATTAGTAGCATCATAAGCTTCAATGAATAATATCTCTGCATCATTTAACCGTTTCATAGATTTGGCCCAGTATATAATTTCAACAGTAAAGCTTTCTTTACCATACTTTTTCAAAGCATTCAGTAATATTCTACCTGAGCCAAAATAATTATCATCTTGCTTTTTCGATTGATGCTGGCCTATGTATATTTTGCTATTTATGAGATTAGTTGTTTTATATATATAGCCTATATATTCAGCCATAACTATCCTCCTCAGCAGCTTGTAAAAACCATTTTCATAACCGTCCTGGTACTTGCTCCATCAGCAACAAATTGGAGAAGATACTTTGAACTTGCTGCTAATATCCACATTGCTGTTTGTATATCCCCCCCCTGATACTGATTTAAAACCGGTTGAGCCAATTATTATCGGTCTCAAGAAAGTACCAACTGTAGAAATAGTTGGGTTTTTTACTAAGGATACTCCTGAAGAATCAGTATTATCTCTGTTTCCATTCAACGATGTTATTGCTGAGCCTCCTGTAGCAACAGTGCTTTCATACAAACCGCCTGTTCCTGGGCTATCTGAGTTTACTGCTGCCGTTAAACTGGTTTCCCCTGCCCCGGTCGTCAGCATGATCGACACAGCTGACCCAGCGCCTAATAAATAATATTCATTCATCCGAAAAATTAACCCAGCATGTAAACGGGCATGCTCAAAATCTTCTGTTATTCTTCCACCATGTTGGCCAATCGGGCAAAATCTACTGGTTGGCATTATTCTTCCTCCTTAAAAATAATGGGGGCAATTAAACCCCCATCACTTTATTCACTCGATTGCGGTGCCTGGTAAGCTTCTATTGAAGCCACACCTGTACCAGCCATTTGAATAACAATGTTTCCAGAGCTATTCACAAATCTGGCTGACTCAAACGCCTGTCCGCCTATAATCGCAGAGGTGGATGAAGATATCTTTGTTAATGCTTTGTCTCCCTGTCCTATGCTTGAATAAGTAGTTCCAGCCTTAATGGTCGGAGTAATTGCTCCTGCTGAAGTTGCTGTAATTTTTACAAACAAGGTTGCTGTGTCCAAAGCCCCTTGAGCAGTGGACGGGTCAATTGTAATAGTCTCCCCAGATGCTACCCCTGTTTTTTCTGTAATTACTGTACCCAACAGCGTTGGAGTTATAACTGTAAATGTAGTTGAAGCCATAGTTTATATCCCCCCTTAACCGGCTGCTTCAGTAGCATATAATGTAGCCAAGGCATTTGGTCTCACAACCTTGCCCCCGTACAAATACAGCCCTTTGACACCCTGGTCAAAATAATCTTCGCGCTCCACAGCTTTCACCTTACTGATCTGACCAGCATAACTGATAGCAGATCGGTTGAACGCCATAATGGCCGACATTGAAGTACTAACCGTCACAGCATTATTCGACAAAATTACATTGAAGCCCATTGCCTGTCCTGCCCAGCCATTCATAAGAACGCCATCATCAAACACTTTCGGAACTGCCGTGGAAGCTATTCCACCGACCTCAGCCAACACCAGTTTCTGATGAAACCAAGGCGGAACAACTGCAAATCTTCCCTCTCTGGGCACGTCTGCTTCATCCATATACCTTGCGACATATGAAAGCCGTTCAATTACATTCCCTGAAGAGGTACTCACCCCAGAGGCTGCTGTACCTAAATAAGTACTATTGGTGATTCCAGCATCTCCATACAGACCAGCAATAAAACTGTCAATAGTATTGCTTATCGCATAAGCAGCTTCACTCATAGCCCCGTTCATCACTTTCGGCTTTTGCTGTGCTACATCGATATCATCAACCGCAAAGCTAAATGACTTTGCCTGATCAATTAACAATATCTTCTGAGCAGAGGTTAATGCCTGCCATGTCAACGCCCCGTACTTTGTATAATCACTTATTGTAATTGGTGATATTTCATTTATCCTAACAGAATCGCCAAACTCACTGATTTCCCCTTCATAGTCTTGATTGACCAGAGCAGCATAAACCAATGATTTTCTCAGCCGTACAAACAGCTTGGCGCTCCATATCGCAGGATTAAAGTTTTCCAATCCCATATTATTTTTCTCCTATTGTTATTGTTTTAACACAGCATCCAGCTCATTGTTTTCTTCCATCTGGAGTGCTTCTTCAAATGATAGTTTGGATATGTCCTTTTTAATTTGACCATTTCCCGCACCATCTCCTGCTCCGGGTTGGAATGCTCCCTTCGCAAGAATATCATTCACAGCGGTTGTTTTCGCTTCTTCCACGTATTCTTTCAACCGCTTACCATATAAAGAAAATTCATCAGTGCTGGGAAAGGGGATACCATCAACAAACTGAGGAGGAATGCCCAAGTTAAATGCCAATTCTTTGATACGCCCAGTTAGACGTTCTGACTCAATATCCTTCTGCATTTTGTCTTGCCCTTCACGCAATTCCCTAATCTGTTTTTGCTCCGGTGTTTCCGCAGGATTGATCTTTAATATTTCCCCAGCTACAGCCGCACGCACTTCTTTATCAAAATGTCCGGTCTTGTACGTTTTTATCGCTTCTGTGACTCTGGTGTCAATCATAGGTTGAACCAATTGCCGTCCCTCTTCTGTTTCCAAAAACTCACCAACTGCTTCTATAGTGATGGGCACTTCTGGATTCAACTCTTTCATAAAGGCAACCACTTCTTCCGCTGCTTCATTCTCTTTCAACCACGCTCTAATTTCGTCTAATGTCATTTCTTTTTCTCTCCCTTCACTGTGAGCTTTTTAGCCCCCGGTGATGTTTGTTTTGTTTTCGATGCAGTGGCCTTTTTTACTGGCTCCTGTATCTTTATCGGCTCAGCATATTCCGCAGCCAGGGATTCTTGGCGTCGCTTTCGTGCTGCTAACCTTCTTTGCCTTGCTCTGTCCATCTCTTCTCCTATACCTGTACAAATAAAAAAGGGCAATCGCTTCCAAATCCCATCTCACAAAGATTTTTCTGCAATTGCCCTTCTGGTTTTCCAGCCAGGCCTATTTAATATAAGTATACTACTATTTTACTATTTAGTAACCCCTACTTCACCTTGGGTTTTATTTGGATATGATCTTTATCCACGCTGGTTTTTTTCACATCACTTACCTGCCCCTGAATGACTGTGAATGTGATGGATACTTCACCAAAATCCTTCTTCTCCAACTCCTTCTTAATCCATTCTAAATAAGATTGAATTGACGTTCCGGTTGTTGACATC